AATCGCTTCATTAATTTTAGCAGTTCTTTTGCTTTTTTAGTCTGCGTATCCATCGTCATCGTCATAAAGTTCGTCGTAATCTACAAATCGTTCTGTTGTTTTCTCTGGTGCCTTGTAAGCAGAAACATCAGAGTACACTTCTGCTTTGAGAGAATCTACAAGAAGTTCTAGATTACGGACGATGAGTTTGAGTTTGTCTCTGTCCATAAGTTACTATTCTCTTTAGGCATTTTACCATAAAAAAAGAGGGGCAGTCAACCCCCCCGTTTCATTATGACTTGCTTAACAACTCCCTACAAATTCTTTTACAAGTTTGTTTTTCATCATCACACTCAATCAAACAATTAAAATAATCATTAACTAAGTCGTTCTGTTCATTAGATCGTTCTACTGTCTCCTCAAAGTGTTCCCATCCAGCTAGTTGATTGTAAGAGATTAGGTTGTGCATAATAACCTCCATGCACATAGAATAACATAACAAAGGGGTTTTCATTCATACGCTTTACCTCTATATTCTACTACTATCTAGGTGTTTTGTGTTGATTCCTTAACAATAATTTATGCCTACGAGTTTATACCTATAAAAAAAGGAGGGTTGCCCCTCCCAGTGATTTACTTATAAAGCCACTGAATGTATGATGACAGTAATATGGTCATCAACGCAATCGCAGCAGTTGAAGATATGATGACTTGTCCCATCACTTTGCTCCAACTAGTTGTGCTAGTTGTGCCTGATGACGACGCTCTTCTTTTTGCTTTTGCTCTTTAATGATTTGAAGGAAGTTAAGTTTTTTCACTTATGCCCCTCCTTTACAAACTTAACACCACGATAGGTTTCGTTGTATTGTTGGGATTGTTGTTGCATTTGCTGTTGATATTCAATACGCTTTTCGGTATCGTATTCAACACCACGGTATACGACTTTAGACATTAGGTTTGCTCCTTTACTGTTAGGTTAGGTGGCGTTCCTTCAGTCGGCTTTTGCGTCTATGGGGCAAGTTTTTGGAGAAATCTGTTTGATCTCCCAAATAATATCATTCTTTGCTTGATTGGGAATGTCCTGTTTAAGAATTCTCCCAACCATTAACTGTGCTTGAAGGCAAGTTAAAAGAAGTGTTTCCATAGATGAACGACCTATAAGTAGGTTTTGATCCGTTCCGAGTCGGCTTACTTCCGTCTGGTTTTCCAGATGAACGTAGAGGCATTATACCTCGTTACGATAATTTATACAAGTTTTTTTGTAAAATGTGATACAATTTTAAAAAACTTTAAGAACTCAAAATTTTGCCGGAAAAATTGTTGGCGATCTGGGGAATCACTTCCGCTTTTTGGTTTTGGGTGCTTGATAACCCCACGTCTTTGGATTGATTGTACCAAATCCAAAGTCAATATTCTTCAGGTTCTCACGAAACTTATCCCAGTACATGTCAAACAGTTTGCTTCTACTACCTTTAGTCAGGTCAAAGCAAACCATATCGTCAACAAGATACTTGATGATATAAGCATCTCTGGGTGCCTCTTTCGTACAGACTTCGGCATACGAACCATTTTCAACGATGATGTCACAACCGTAGCGTGACTTACAAGTTTCTTTTTCTGCTGGTGTCCAATGGTCCATATGCTTTTCCTGTCGTTTATCAACAACCTGACTCACGAACGCCCTCCCCATTGAATGTCGGGATATGCCTCCGCAACAACTTCTTTGGTGATATTATACTTTTCGGAAAGTTTCTTGTCCTTACAAAGGCAAATGATCTCTGCCTCAAGAGGATGAAGTCCTTCAAGAATATTGATAAACATTGTCTCACGACGAATGTTGTTGAGAGTATCATTTCCACCTTTGATGAAATGATAGAAGTTCACATACTCTCTACGAATCGTGGTGTGTCCTTGATTATCACTCGCACCAAGAGAGAATGATCCAGTCTCATGCATTCTACGAACTTCTTCAGTGATCTTTGTGGAGAGAGATCCATTATAAGAAGTCTGATCTGCGTATCCAGAATAGGGTACAGCACCCTCTGGAAGAACAGAAATGATAGACTCATCAAAGTTCCAAACAAATAGAGACTTCAGAGAGATGTCTTCATATTTTTTGAGAACTTCTACTTTCTTGACATTAGATCTCTGTTTTGATACAAGATCTAATACTTCAAATGTGAAAGGATTATTTGGTAATTCTGGAATTGGAGTGACCTTGACGGTTTTTGATTGTGCTTTAGTCGTCGTGGTCTTCTTCTGCGTCGTCGTTGTCATAATAGTTTTCAAAGTTAAATGCGATTACTTCATCTGGGATTAAATTGCCTTGGGAGTCAAACATCTCTGGATGTGGTCTTGGAATCTCCCGATAGTTCATCATATATTCTCTTGCTACCCAACCAAGCATTACTCCCACAATCAGAAACAATACTGTTAGAAAAGAACCGAATACTAAACTGATTGCTAACATGTGTTTGCTCCGGGAAACTACTTTTTCTTCCTTGATCTAAAGGAAAACTCAAAATAGATGGTTACCTCCCGATTTAGAAAGCAAACCATCTTCTCAAAGATGATATGGAAGGGCTGGGTCTGCTTTCTTTTTCCTCCATTAAGTATAAGTTCAACGCCACGATTAAAGTGGTCTTCTTTTTTATTTAGGTCAGGATTTGATGATTTGTTGTTCCTTGAGGAATTTGATTGTGTCAACGGATCCTCCTAATTTCTTATCGTCACAGATAACCTGTGGGAAAGTTGAACCTTTTCCAAACTCTGCATAAAACTCATCTTTGGTAAAATGCTCATTAAGATTATAAACCACAAAGTTACTTCCTGTCAACTCAAGAACTTGTTTGACTTTATAGCAGTATGGGCAATCCTCTTTAGAATATACAGTAAAGTTCATAATTTGTTATGATTTTTATATTAATTTATAATAGAAAAAAAGAGGGTATAAAAACCCTCCTTATTATACCACCAACTCACCTCTCCCACCACAGAGAAGTGGTCTTCATTCCCAAAGTTACAAGGATATTGAAGACTTGAATATTATAAAGGAAATTCAAAAGGTTGTCAACCGGTTGACGAAGAGTGTTTTTATGAGTAGACTAGGTTTGTTGCCGTTGAAGATAAGTTATAACTTAATTAAGGTTTAGGACCTAAAAGACTCTCATCCCAAACTTCTTTGAGTTCTGTTGTGATCTCATCAACGGTTGTTCCAGTTATTTCTGCTTCAGTAACAATATTGGTTGCATCACGAAGTGCTTGTTTTTGAGTCTTAATTTCTTCAGTATCAGTACCAAATTCAAGTGCTCTTACAAAATCCACATCCAGTTTTTCTAGAAGTGGTTTTCTCACCGCTCTCATCTTATCTTTTTGGATTTCTTTTGCTTTATCTACGTTAATCTTGATCATTTCTTGTACTCCAGTACCCAGTCTTCATAGTCCATACCGTATCCTGTCGGTTCTCCGAGTGCCTCTATATCCAGTTCCCAAGCATTAAAAAATGTATGGTCGTTTGGTATATACTCTTCATCAACAATCCAGAAAGGTTTTCCTTTTGGAGTTCCTTTTTTAGCACATTCAAACAATCCAATTGTTTCAAGTGCTTCTGGTGATGGGTATCCTACAGCAACGCCACCTTGATCGTTTTCTAGAATAAAAAGTTGATCCATAATTTTTATTTTTATTTATTAATGACTAATTTGAATATTAATGTGCTTATCGGAATACTGAAATCATATTAATAGTTCTATCACTAGGACCAATACCATCACCGATTGCATAAACTCTAAAGGAAGACGCTGTTGGTGTAAAAGATCCTCCGAAAGTACCTTGTATGTAACTATACGTTGAGGTAACATTATCATCACACGTCGTATAATTGGCACAATAATTAGCGTCGGGCATAGAAGTAGTAAAATTGATCGTATAATTACCACTACTATTTTTAGTTACACTATTGACGTTTCCTGAACTGCGAATGACTCCAGTAGAACCAAAGTTCGCCCAGGCACGGCATCCATAAGCCGTTGCTGCTGAACCATATCCAGAGTTAAATAATAAATTTCCATTAGAGTTCAATTGCATTTGAACTCCCAATTCACCATTATCTGGTTTTGTATAAAATCTTAATAATCCTCCAGTATCAGCAGCATTTGCTACGTTTGTATTTGTATAAGACTCAATAACTGCCTTAATGCCAGAATTACTAGTTACGCTAGTTCCAGAAACTTTATTTCCAAAAACAATTGCTCCAACTCTTGATGCACTTGGATTTGCATTTGGGCTCACTAACGCAATTACACCATCAGATGGGTTTCCTCCACCAGCAGTTCCTGAAAAAGTATAAACTAATTGATTATCGTCCTTACTCCAATTTAAATCACCTGTGGTAATTCCAACTCCAAAAGTTGCTTCACCTCTTACATCTAAAGGTTTTACAGCACTTATTGTTCCTATACCCAGACGACCACTACTATCAAACCTAGCTGCTTCTACACCACCTTCTGCAAATGCAATGGTATCAGCAGAAGGAAAGAATATGCCGGTATTACTGTCTCCTGTTGGACTTATAGATGGAGCAGCAGTGGTTCCAGCAGAAATTACAATGCCGCTAGAAAATGTAGAAACTCCAGAAGAACTTAAAGTATTGCTACCAATTTTAATCGTTCCTGACTGAACATCCAAAGCACTCGTTGGTACTGACGTTCCGATACCGACTCTACCAGTGGAATCCTGATAGACTCCGCCAGTACCAGATTGATGTAACCAACGATTGACTCTTATATCAGACATTTATATGGTTTTTAGATATTTATAGTCCTAAAAGTTCTTTGAGTTCTTCTATTGAAAGTCCTGCTGCTTCTAACTTTTGCTGTGGTGTTAGAGGTTCTGGTTCAGAAATTGGGTCTGGTGGAAGAGGTTCATTGCCTTCTTTTAACCAAGCAAGATACTGTTGGTAATCGACATTACCAGAATCAAAGGGAATAAAAGCATTATCTGAAAGTCTTTTAATTCCATTCGGATATATTTCTTTTGTAATACTGTCTATGTATTGTTGATACATTTTATAACTCCGCAATTAAATCTACATATTTTGAAGTTGAAGCTTGACAATAAGCACATACTGCTTGACCTTGAGTAAAAGCTCCCGAGATGGTAATATCAAGGTCCATACCATCAGGTCCACCTTGAAAATAACCAGCAAGAGTTCCGCCAGTTTGAGTTGCAGCACCATTCCAAAAAGTAAACGTTCCACTTATAGTAAGTG